GGCTCGTCTGTAGGGTCAGGTGTGGGCTCGTCTGTAGGGTCAGGTGTGGGCTCGTCTGTAGGGTCAGGTGTGGGCTCGTCTGTAGGGTCAGGTGTGGGCTCGTCTGTAGGGTCAGGAGTGGGCTCTGGACTTGGTTCTGGCGTAGGCTGATTTGCTGCAGCGTTTGCTGCTGCTTGTGCGATTGCAGCATTCAATTCTCTTTCAGATTGTTCAAAATAATAAGTCCATGCATCTTCAATAGCGGCATTCAAATCAATTATAGATTGATCGTATGTGTTGATTCTATTATTCTTTAATTCTAAAGCAGATGTTAGGTTTTGTTGTGCGATTGTTAGGTTTTGGATTTCTGTTGTGAGGTTTGATGTGAGATTTTGTAAGTCTTGTACTTCTTGATTGTAAAAATTTAGTTTGTCATTGTAAACTGCTAACTTATTATTATAATTTGTTTGTGCTGTAGCCCTTGCTGCAAGTGCTTCATCATATGCATTTAACTGTGATTGAGTTGGTCCTGGTCCAGAAGAGAATGTTCCAAGGTTACAACTAAAACCTACTCCCCATCCACCAGTATAATCACAACCTGCTCCAGTCCAACCTCCAGGAATTGCCCATCCAAGATGGTAAGAGCCTGGGCCTCCTCCGTTATACCACCATATCTCTACATCTAAAGTCTTGTCTTCACTAACATCATACACTGGGGAGTAGTCACTCCAGGTAACACCCTGTTCTACCCAGTTATTAACAGCAAGTTGTCCATCAACATACATTCTAAATCCATCATCTGTTGATCCTGCAAAGTATGTAGTTGTCCAATGATCTGGGACAGTAATTCTTCCAGTAAATTTAACTACAAAGTTTTCATATCTATTACCGCAAACTGGCAGTTGCATAGAATTTGAATTCCATGTACCAGAACAGATAACTCCACTTGGAGTTGCTATGTTTGGCCATGTTCTGGCTAAATGATAAACCGTATATGCCAAGCCCTGTCCTCCAGCAGACTGAATATTTGACTGAGTGGTTTGAACATTTATATTAGCTATGCTGAGAGCATCCTGTGCATCGTTTCTTTCTTCAAGAGCGTTGTCTTTATGTTCAAGGGCCAAGGCTACTGTGACTGTCTGGCCATCTACATGTGACTGAGCAAGGCTTTTAGCTTCCAGTGCTGCGGATTCTGCATCTACTGCATCATCGTAGGCATCATATGCATCTTCTTTAAGCTCCATCGCATTTTTTGCATATGTAAATTTATTTTCTGCTATGTCTATAAGGTCTATAAAATCATCTTGATAAACTAAATTAGATACTTTATTGTTAAGCTCTTGTATTTCTTGAGCGGCTAAGCTAAGTGGATCATCTCCGTGGGCAGGAGTAAGAAATACCCATCCAAACATTAAAATGGTGGCTAATGATAATCTCCATGCTTTAGTCCTAGTCAACTATAACTCCTACATAACATATTTTGTTATACAGTAATTATACCCTATCTTGCATTATCTGTTTTATAAAAGCCATTACCTTTAAACTGTATACCAAATGGGGTGAAATGTCTTACCATAACAGATTCACATTCAATACATGTATAACCTGGATCATCTTCTGTAATTGATCTGTTAACTGACATTAAAGCATGTGCTTCATCATATGAGCACTTATATTCGTATACTGGCATTACTTACCGCTTTTTTTCCTAGCCTTAGCTAATGCATCAAAGTCTTTGACCTTTGTTTCTCCCATATAACCCCAAGCATAACCGTCTTCAATCATCTTTTGATTAATAGATTTATCTGACCCGTCCAAGAAAACCCAGCCTAAAATGCGACCATATTTTTCAGATGAGTCCATCTTTTCTGTTTTAATTACAACAGTTTTAGATGAATCAATTGCATTCTTAAGGTAAGCCTTGGATTCAAGACCCAGTGCTTTTTCCATCTTATCTGAAGTTCTACTTTCTGGCGTATCTATGCCAGCGAGCCTTACTCTTGAAGTAAATGATATATCAAATCCAAGATCGATGTCTACGTCAATCGTATCTCCATCCACAACTTTTGTAACTTTTTTAACATAATATTCAAACATAATTCTCCTTTAAATCAATAAGTATTTGATATGTGCTAAGATAGTATATCAAATTTATACAACTTTTGCCAATCTTCTACATCTTTTTTATCATTTAGCAGTGGCTGCCCCTTGATATTTAAGCTAGTATTAAGTAAAACTGGAACCCCAGTTTGAATATAAAATTTATTTAAAACTCTATATAAGCCAGGATGCTGATCTTTTGTAACAGTTTGAACCCTTGATGTGCCATCAATATGAACTACAGAAGGAATTTTTTCTGGCTGTATGCATTTTACTGTGTATTGCATATATGGGCTTTCAAAATCCATATCGAACCATTTGTGAGCATGTTCAGCCATTACTACAGGTGCAAAAGGCCTGAACATCTCTCTTTGTTTAATAAGATTAACTTTATCCTTAATGCCTGGATCTCTTGGATCTGCCAGGATACTTCTATTGCCTAGTGCTCTTGGACCATACTCTGCTCTTCCTGATGCTACTGCTACGATTCCATCCTTTAGTATACCGTCCACAATTTGCTGGACTGGATACTCTCCTCCAAGGTCGTATCCAAGGTAGGGGTTCTTCCAATCAATATGTTTTCCATATAGGGCTGCTGCTGCACCTAAAGAGCTACCAGCGTCTCCTGGGTTAGGCATAATCCAAATCATATCAAATATTTTCCATAGAAGTGTATTTGCCGAAGAGTTTAGTGCACATCCACCCATGAATACTAAATTATTTTTACCAGTAATTCTTTTTGCCATACGCATAAAATCATTTAGTCTTTGCTCATACACCATTTGAACTGCTGCTGCTATATCAAACTTATCCTGCTCTGTTATATTCATTCCCCAGTCAGTAATACCTTTGTGAAAGTTGTATTTTTGTTGATCGTACTGTGGGAAATATTCATCTACCTCTTTATAGTATCTTTTCCAGTCTCCATATGCAGCCATGCCCATCATAATATATTCTTCTTGGTTTGGCATTAGTCCTATAAGTTGTGTAAATGCAGAGTAGAACAGTCCAAAACTTACTGGATAGTTTTGTTTATACTTAAGTTTAACCTTATTGCCCTCACCAATCCAAATTGTTGATGTATTAAATTCACCAACTGCATCTAGCACTACAATACATGCATCATCAAATGAACTTGTGTAGTATCCTGCTGCCGCATGGGAGTGATGATGTTTAAAATAATGAACTGGAACATCTATGGGGAAAGTTGGCTTCCAGTCGCTAGCTCCACCATGCATCATAATTCTAGATTTTTTAAGTAATGGTTTTTCATAATATGCAATTACATTTGGTGTGCCATAGTTCAAAGCATCTAGAATAATTTCTTTATTGTTATACCAGTCATTTTTGTTTTTGCTATATCTTTCTGCATGACCAGCAAACAATATCTCTCCGTCTTTAATTAAAGATACTGATGCATCATGAGAGGTTTCATTGATTCCAAGTATGATGCCCTTCAACTAGATTCCTTTTTATATTTGCTATAAATAAAATCTGCCCAGAATTCATGTGGGGCTATCCCCAGATGGCTGCCATCCCTAGACATTTGTAAAAATTTTTTATTTTCTCCATTATAGTTTTTTGAAAATTTATCACAGAATTCTATCATATCTTGAATTTCCCACATATAAAATGTATCAAAATTTTTTATTTTTGATAAGTCATAAAATATTGATTTTGATTTTAAATTTTCATTGTTTTGCTCTGGGTACCAGTGAAAAGAATATAAATTTATACTATTTGTTTTGCAATATGAGTATATGCTGTAGTAACCCATATAATTTATAAATTCATTTAAATCTATATTATAAAATGGTGTATCAACTTTATTTTTTTCTGCATACATTTTGTTTAATTTATTATTTACATGATCCTCATTAGATGGGCTATCTTTCATATCTATTAAATTGTTAGACTGAAAGTTAGAAAATCCTCTATTTGTAGGAGGAACCATCCAGAATATTGTTTCTGGCTTACCAAACTTTTCAATGTATTTTAAAATCATAAATGATTGCTCTAGTATAGAAGTTCCAGGAAAACCTATGTTAAAAAATCCAGAACATTTTTTTTCTTTAGATATTTTTTCATAAATTATATGTGCCCATATTTCTTTTTTACTTACCCCGCTTCCGTGAGTATAAGAACATCCTGCAAAAAGCAAATGGGATCCTTCGTGTTTCTCTGTGAATTCATCAGATCTAAATCCATAAGAATTAACACATGGGAAACTTGCACAGCAACATTGATCAATATAACTTACTGTTTTATTTTCAACTGGTGCTGCATTTCTTTCCATGCACTCTAAGTTTTTAAAGCAATCACCTTCATGGAAGCAGTTATTTATAAAAGAATTTTCGTTTTTTTCAATTGGGATCATGTCTAAAACAAAAGGGTTTGTCATATCTATACCTTAGCTAATAAGTTTAATAAATAAAGTCTTTTTTATTTTTCATTGACTTATATATTTTTCTATACTTTATTTTATAAAATATTTTTTTTATTATTTTTTTCATACCATATATTATACCACTAAATAAGCTGGGCTTTTTCTATATCCAATACTTAATTATAGCACTCACTGCAAGTATTGTCCAAAGTATGTTGAACCAAATTATTGTGGGGAGAGTTTTTACTGTTGATGACCAGATCAGCGCAAGGCTTGATACTAGGGCAAATATGTATAGCCACCACCACTGCTTACCAAATAATAAGCCTGGAAATATAATAGATATCTTTGTCATGAAAGCAAAGAATTCAACAGTATTAGGTCTATCCCAATACTTTCTATGTCTCATTGTCTTTAATGCATTTATCCATTCAGTTCTAAATTTCATTTTAGAGCCTCCAAAAATTCATTATGACTAACGCATTTTGAAGCCCTGCTTTTTTGGTACCCAACAAAATAATTGTACATGTCTAATCCTTTTTTATAATCGTCTTCACCATCGATATAAATTGATGCTATAGACTTGTTAATTGTTTCTTGAAATGATCCAATAATAAACCAACTATTTGGGCTCCATCTTTCTCCATTATCAGTCTTATTTGGAAGTCTATTTCTCCAAAGATCAATTCGTTTCTTTAAATCTTCTGGTGCATTTTCATAAGAAAATTTCTTCCAGAACTCTGTGTCTTGTCGCTTAGTCATATAGTGGAAATATATAAAGCTAGCTATGTCATCGTTCATTGATGCTATAGTGCTATTAAACTGATTCCTTATTTCATCTGACCCGCCCTTAATCCAATCGGGTGTTCCAAAAATATGAGAGAGCCCTATGATGCTAACCCAAATAGATGTGGCCTCAAGTGGCTCAATAAAGTTTGCTGATAAACCTACTGCAACACAATTTTTTATCCATGGCTCTTCAAAGTACCCAGCGGAGAATTTAAATCCACCCTTATCTTTTCTTGGATATGTTGGCACGTACCCTAAAAAATCTTCTATCTCTTCCACTGCTTGCTCTTCAGATATTAAAGAAGAGTCGTAAACATATCCACATCCGAATCTATTTTGCAGAGGTATCTTCCACATCCAACCGTACTTCATAGCTATTGCTTCTGTGTACGGAGGAATTTCATCTGTTACATCAATAAAAAATGGAACAGCAGAATCTGATGGAAGGAAGTCGCTGTAGCTTTTCCACTTTGAATTAAATGTTTTTCCAATAATTAACCTGTGGAATCCACTACAGTCAAATACAAAATTGCAATCTATTACTCCAACTTTTTCTAAATCTAAAGACTTAATATTTCCTTGATCATCCAACAAAACTTCTTTTATTATTCCATCAATTACATTTATGCCTCGCTCTTGGCCAATCTCTTTCAATCTGTTTGCAAGCTTAGATGCATTAAAGTGAATTGAAGTACTTGATATATTATCGTAAGATAATGTTGGATCGTTTTCATTATGAGATTTAAATACAAATGGAACCTTGTTGTCTTCTGAAATTTTTTCTGTAAAGTCCACCTGTTTTAATCCATTGTTTAATAGTATACTAATTGTTAAAAGTGTGCTATTTGCTACGAATGGTGATTTAGAAAAGTTAGGTCCTAAAGACATGTCCTTTGCTGGAAATCCATGATAGAAGAAGTCCCCATCATTATTCCAATTTGTAAACTTAATACCATTCTTTATTGTTGCATCACAATTTTTTACCAAGTCAGATATTGGTATTCCAAGGTATTCAAATAAAGTATTTAGGTGTGGTGTGGATCCCTCTCCAGCTCCTAGGATACCTATCTCTTTAGACTCTACAACTGTAATGTTTAAATTAGGTTGTGATTTTTTTGCCATAAGTGCAGTAAGCCATCCAGCCGTTCCGCCACCAACCACTACTACTGTTTTTGACACTACTTTCTGCCCCACTGGATCTTATTCCATCCACGCTCATGTGCATAGTAAATAAACACTTTTACTACAGTTTCCCAAAAAGCAATAGCTCCTGAGAGAGTTGCGTCTCCAGTAATTACATACGCTACAACAAACGATGAAAGTGTTCCCCATATGCGATAGCTAATAGCTTTAGTAAATGACCTAGCCTTCGTTACTGTCATCTGTGCCACCCCATTTTTTATCAACAAAGTGCACTGCAACTAACGCAATTATAAGAGAAGCAACAACTGCAATAGCATTTTCTAACACTTAGATTCCCATTTCTTTACGCTTTTGTGTAGCAGAGATAGCATGAATGTCTGCACCCAAGTCTACCTGCTCAATCTTATACCCTACATCTCTACCATATACTATGTTTGTGATATTAGGCAGTCTTAATACCAATGCTCCATCCATAAATTCATCCTTGGCTATATATTCTTTTACCTGATCAAACTTTAGTGGATCTTTTTCACTTGTGTTGTATGTATTTCGTACTCCAAGTAGTACCTGATCTGTTCTCTTTCCCGCCTCTTTGTAAAGAGCATGATGTCCTTCATGCCATGGCTGGTAACGACCAAGCATAAGTGTTGTTGGGGCTGACCAATCATGCAATCCAAATTTTTCAATTATGTGAGATGCCTTTGCATCTGCATTAAGGTTATGGCTAATAAATGATACATCAAAATTATCTGGTCTCTCAAACATCTTATTAGTATCTTCAAAGCGGCCTTCTGCTAAAGTGTCCATGAATACAAGAACGTCTGGTTTGCCAAATGCTGCACGAGTTATTTCAGTTGGGCACACAAAATCAACGATGACTGGAGCAACACCTTGCTTGGCAATTATTCTAGCCATCTCGCCCATGCGTCTTGCCTGCTCAATTCTGTCTTCTGGAGTAAAGCTTAAATCAGAGTTTACTGTTGCACGTACCTCATCTGCATTAAGATGAATAGCATTTATGCGTTCCTTTAGTGCTTTGGCTAATTCAGTTTTCCCTGAGCCTGGAAGGCCGATAATCTGTATAATCATTTATTTCCCTAACCCTTTGCGATAGATACCAATTGTATCATATCAAATTAAAATAACAATATCGTTTAAACTCTGTTTATAGACTCTAAATTAGACATTGATGAAACCTCAATATATGTTGAGTTTTTTCTAAACTCCATTAAATTCTCTGATCCAGAATAAGACAGAGCACTCTTTACATTATTTATTAACATGTTTAACGAATACTCTATTGATCCTTTAGATGAAACAAAGCCTGAGACTCCCTCAACATATAAATTTTTTAAATCTTTTGTAAGATCTTCGTTATTATCTTTTTGAACTTCTAATGAAGCAGAGCCTCTAAACACATGTCTGCCATTTTTGTCTGTATCACACTCATCATGCCCAGAAAAAAATGATCCCATCATTACAGCCGAAGCTCCAGCAGCTAAAGCCTTTGCTACATCTCCATTGTTTTTAATTCCACCATCTGATATTATTCCATTTACTTCAGAAGAATTTATATTTTCATAGCAATCCATAACTGATGATAAAACTGGAACTCCAAACCCTGTGACCATTCTAGTTGTACATGCAGCGCCTCCGCCAATTCCAACTCTTACTGAGTCTGCGCCAGCATCCATCAGATCTTTATAAGCCTCATAAGAAGAAACATTGCCACACATAATATGTACACCAGAGCCTACTAACAGTCTAAGTTCCTTTACTGCGTTAACAACAATTTCTAAATGTCCTAAAGCTACTTCTAAAAGCAAAACCTTTATGCCAAGTTTGCCTAGTAGTTCTACGCAGCTTTTATTTTTTGACTCTTCAATAGATATAGCAAATCCAATAAGACTGTTGTCAACTTTAGGCAATATCGATTTTAACCTTGCTATTCTTTCTTCAAAATTAGTATATCTAGGAAGTATGGCTAGCCCACCAAATGATGTAACCTTTTCTATCATAGAATCACTTGTAATAAAATCCATAGGTGCCATAATAATAGGAGACCTTAAGTGTATAAAAGATTTTGGCCTGATTGGATTACCAATTACAGTATCTAGATTTATGCTGCCCCTTGTTACTATGTTAGATTTTTTAGGGACAAGCAGTATGTCATCAAAGCATATTGACCTAGTGCTTGTATCTTTTTTCATTCTTCCCCCTTTTAATACAGTGTCCCCAGATGGTCTCGAACCATCGACCCGCAGATTAAAAGTCTGCTGCTCTACCAACTGAGCTATAGGAACGCTGCCCCACCTGGCCTCGATCCAGGGACATTCGAATTAACAGTTCGACGCTCTACCAACTGAGCTATAGGGCAAATCTGGTAGTTTTAAGTCATACCAAGGACTTATGCTAAGCCGAAAGAATTTTTGCTAGTGCATTAATTGTTGCTGCAATTCTTCCGATATCACGCAACTGCTCAACCGTATAGCCTTCTTCTTTCAATGTTTCATAATGTGCTTTAACACAAAAATGACATTTGCCAATAATTGATGATGCTAAAGAGTAAGCTTCAAACTTACCCTTTGTTGTTCCACCATGAGAAGAAATAGCATTCATTCTTAGCTGTGCTGGCAACCCCTTTAGGTTTGGGTCATCTGCCATCTCAATGTATGGGTACCAAACATTGTTTTGTGCCATGATAGCACCAGCTGTTAAAGCTGCATTTTTTTCAACTTCATCAGTAGCGCTTGCAGTAATAAATGCAAGCAGCTTAGAATTTCCAGTTGCAAATGCTGCAGCAATAGAAAGGTATGTTGCATGCTCTGGATCAATAGTTGACCTGTTGATTACAGCATCTAGGTTTAACTTAATGTCTTTAGCATACTCTGGCAAGGAATCTTTTAGCTGGTCAACCCATAACATTACAAAGTTTCTCCACCTAGTGATCGATTACATGCACAAAGCTCTCCTGTTTGCAGAGCATCTAGCACACGAAGAGTTTCATCTGGGTTTCTACCTACATCTAGGTTGTTTACTGTAACATGCTGAATAATATTGTCTGGATCAACAATAAATGTGGCACGGTAAGTTACACCAGAAGAATGGTGAACTCCGAGATCATTAGCCAAATGGTGTGCAGTATCTGCAAATGACCATGAATTAGTCTTTTTTAGATCCTCGTGGGCATTTCTCCAAGCAATCTTACAGAACTCATTGTCCACTGATCCAGTCATTAAAACAGCATCTCTATCGTTAAAGTCATTAACTAAAGCATCATAAGCAACAATTTCTGTTGGGCATACAAATGTAAAATCTTTTGGATAAAATGCAATAATCTTCCACTTACCTGGGAACGAATCCTGCGTGATTACCTCGAAAGAGGAATCTTCATACGACAAAGCTCCTGGCTTAACACCAGTGACTGCAAAATTTCCTAACTTATCTCCTACTGTTTTCATTTTTCTCCTTGTTTATAAGTGATGATATTTCATATCGCACCCCTGGCTGGATTCGAACCAGCGGCCAACAGATTAGAAGTCTGTTGCTCTTCCTCTGAGCTACAGAGGTATAAATAAATTATACTATTAAAGATCAAAATCTTCAATAGTGTCTAAAGGTATAATACCTTTACTTTTAGCAATCTCGTACCCCTCTAATGTAAAATTAAATGTGGCATTTAGATCTTCATCGTATTCAACCTGCATTAAATCATTGTCTAATAAATCTAATAGTTCTGCATCGATATACTGTTCGTGTGCTTCCCAGAGCTCTGGAGCCAAATCCTTAGTAGTATCTTCATTTAGCTCAAATATGGCCTCTCCATCTTCAGTAAACCCAGCAACCCTTATTGCGCCTATGTCAATATAGTGCTGTATCTTATTCATCATTTCTTCTTCGTCAAAATCATTAAACATGTTACCCCCTGTGCAACAAGTAGGACTTGAACCTACGATTACCGAATTATGAGTTCGGGGCTTTAACCAACTAAGCTATTGTTGCCTAGTTGAATTATAGTATTTTATTATTGTTTTTGTCAATAGACTGCTCAACTATTTGCTGAACATACTCAGAAAAATGTTTTCTTATACTTCCTGGTGGTCTTTTCCCTATGTCTGACCATACCCTTTTGTATTCATGTATGTTGTCAAATGTAGTTGGGCAAACCATTACTCCTTCATACTCCTTTAATCTTGTAGGAAGAGGCACATGCTTACTGCAGCACTTACATTCTTTAGCCTTTTCTTGATATATACTCATACTATTTCCATTCCACTTAGTGCATCAGAAAGATCTTTTGGCATTGCTGATGGTGCTTTGATTAAATTAGGTGACTCTGCAGATATTGATTCTCTATACTGTTTTCTTACAGATGAATAATCATGTACTTCGATATCTCCAAACGCCGTCCTTGTCATGCTAATAGCATTATATATTGACCCGCATACAGCATCGGCTAAGTCTTTAGATCCTTTTCTTGGGTGATCTACCTTGTCCCTCATAATTCTTAACTCTAATAATTCATCAACTAGAAGCGGTATGTGTGGACCATTTAATCTTTCTTCCATTACAACCATAGCCATATCATCATAGTGTTTTTTAGCTACTGATAAAGTTTCTGTGCTTATTCCATACTGCCTCAACTGCTGCATCATATCATGAGAGTTCCATCTATCGAATGTACATATCCTAATGTTAAATCCCCTGGATCTAAGAGAAAGAATATAATCTCTAACTTCAGTAAAGTCTACAGACTTATCTGATGTTGGAGTCCAATACATAACAGCATCAACCTTTACTATTGGAGCTGGTTGAGAGTACGTATCTGTCACCTTTACGCTAACCCATTTTTCAACATGAGCCATTGAGACAGCGCAATGGTCATGCTTTTGGGCTAAGTCGACATGTATAAAATATTCCTTATCATCTTGAGGAACAAACCACTCTTCAAATCTACCAAATCCATCGACAGCTATTGATAAATCATTGAAGGCCATTTCAATCTTTTCACGTGACTTAAAAAAAGCATCAATAGCTTCTGGGGGCATACATGCAAATCTTCCTAGTGCATCTGTAACGTCTCTATAAAAAGCAATCTTAAAATCTTCAATGCTTCTGGTTGGATTCACTTCCCATGTAGGTCTGCGAATTGCATATACTCTAGGATATTTATATGAAATAATTTGATCTTCGTCCCAGAATATTTCGAACTCATTTCCTACTGTATTGTCTGGCAATTCTGGATCTAACTTAAACTTATGAGATCTAGATATAATTTCTTTTTCAGAAATAATATCATCGTACCTTTGTTGGATATAGTCATTCTTAAATCTTGGAAAAGAAAGAAGGATAACCTTGCCATAGTCTGGGAAACGAGAGTCTACAGATGCTCTGTACATATCATATATACCGCTTGCTGTTTTAGCTTGATCATGACCACTTGTGCTATCTAGGGCAAATCCAGAAATTTCATCAAGAACTGCAACAAGCACGTTGTATCCTTCAAATGCTTCTCTTTCCGAGTGTCCAGAGTAAACTGTCACGTTCTTATCAAACTTAATTTCAGAAGCTTTTTCAAAATATTTACCAGCAAACCAAGGTGAGTGTGTGACCCTATTCTTAAAGCCTTTAAAGAAAACATTGTTTGCCTGCTGAGCGTTAATAGCAATGTTAATAATATCTATAGAGTCACCAGGAGGCTTGCCGTAATAAGATGCTGGGTCTTTTAAGCACAATAGTAAATAAACTATATAAGCAACAGATATGGTTGAGCAGTAATCCTTACCGCTACCCTTACCAAGTTGTGCGACTACCTCATTGCAGGTTTGCCTATACCTTAAAGAACCTTCATTCTCGCCAAAAAGTTTTATCAGAGTTGACTCTTTATATATTTGAGATGATTTTTCTATAAGCGTATACTGATACTCAGATAGTCCTGGAAGACCTAAATAGTTTTTGTCTGTTACAAAAGTTTTTAGGTCGACTGGCCTTTCATCAAACTCTTCTCCATCCAGAATGTCGATGAGATCATTAAAATCAAACTCCACTGACTTCCTCAATTATTTCTATTGGCTCAACTATTCCAGTGATTTGAGATAAACGCTTAGCTACTTCCATTTTGCACTTTGGACATGACGCAGTTACTTCCTTCAATATCTTCACAAGAACTTCTTGCTTTCTTTCAGACTCTGCTATCTGTCCAGCAAGCTCTGCATTGTCAAGCAAGCCAACCTCTTGAAGCATTCCAATTCTTTTTCCTTCAATGTCGGCAATCAGCTTTAAAGCTCCAGACTTAACGCTAAGCTGTCCAGCCTGATCTGCATCCTCAACTGTTTTCCATGCTTCTTTAATTAGCATAGCGTAGTGCTGATCAGCTCCAGAGATAGCCTCTTTAGCACGTTCACGGGCTGATGTGTCGTTGTGGACTACATTCTTCCACTCATCTATAAGCCCAACAACTTCTGCCCTTTTAAAGCCAGTAAGTGTAGCAATTTGGGTAGGGTTATTTCCTCTAAGTAGTTCTTCAACTACTTTATTCATGCGATCAAAATGATCTGCTAGTTCAATTTCCATATGACTTTATTATACTTCTAGTCGACTGAAATAGCAAATTCCTTAGCAACCTTTAGTAATATTAGGTATCCAATTAGATCATCAATATCATTATCGCCTGGATAATCTGTTCCCTTAATTAATCTATTAAGCTTATCATCAATACGGACATATAGTTGCTCTTTTGGTCCCGCCTTTGAAAATATTCTAACTGGCTCTAATGCAGAATTACCATATGCAATATTCTTTTTTATTAACATATGAGCAATCTCAAGGCAGGTTGCTAATATCTCTTTGCCAGCTTCTGTACCTACTGTAAGCAAATATAGATCATCATATCTAAATTCTTTTGAGTCTTCAAAAACTGGTGTGAGGGTCATTTAATTAAACCTTTTTCTTTTAGGGCTCTATATATGGTCATAACAGTTACGCCACATTCGCTAGCAATTTCTTCCATACTTTTTCTTTGGATAACATATCTTCTATGTAGCCAGTCTTTATTCTTGTACAATTTCACCTCTTTGTCAACACTTCATTAGCATAATACGCAATGCCAAAGCTATCAGCGACATCAAAATCTTCTAAGTTTAAATCATATTTCTTATTAAAATAATCTGCCGTTCTTTGCTTTCTCATGTTACGTAATTTGTTTTTGTACCACGAGTCTGCGTATCCTGGATTCAATATTCTAATTGCATCTTTTTCATCTTTAGTTGGATTTTTATTTCCAATGTGGGACTGCCATGCAGAAGGACTTATTGTAATAACTTTAGCTCCAGTTGACATTAACTCAGCAATTACAACTCCATATACATAAGATAATTTTATCACAGCATCTGGTGATCTGACAAGTATTGCTCCCTCGACTGCTATGTAGTCTGACTTAAGCTCATCGAGCATAATAGAGGTCTTAACTTTAGCGTCATATATCTTTTCATATATGTCATTGCCAAGTATGTTTATCTTTCCCCACTTCAATGGCTTGTTATTTTCTAGCAAGCAGAAGGCAACTGAAGATGTTGATGCATCTATTCCTAAAACCCTGTTGGCTTTTGTTTTAGCTAATTTGGCCAGAGTCATTTAACATCCTTAATATTTTTTCTTTATCTGAATTAGAAATACTTTTCTCACACTTCGCACATATTGTTGAAGAATTGTACCTACTTAAACTAGATTTACACTTCTTACAATACCTTTTTTGTCCAGAACGAATAGCTTTTTTTTCATAGTATTTCTCCATGATTTTTTTGTTTGTCGCAACCCTGCAACATTCATCTGAACAATACTTTTGGTTGTGAGTTTTTGGCGTAAACTCTTTATCGTTAAGACAGTCTGAGTTTGCACATATCATAAAGAAGGCACCTTAAATCTTTCAATCTGTACTGTTCCAGTAGGAGTTTCTTTAGAGTAGCACTGCTTTTTAATTGGGCAGTAAGTGCAGGGCATCTTAGTTTTTGTGGCTCCTTCTGGCTTCATAGGAAGGTCGCCATCTTTAAAGTTGTCCCATACCTCTCTCATCCAAAGAAAGGTGTCCTCAATAATCTTTTTATTTTTATCATTCATAACTACTGGAATAATAAGTATCTCCTGCGTATTCTTATTTTCGTATAAAAAGAAACCTTCTTTTGCATCCTTTAGCTTCATGTAAGTTAAAAGCTGCAGCAGATGATTTGCAGACGGGCTCATTTCTGCCTGCCTTGCATCCCAAACTTCTTGCTTAGCAGTTTTAATTTCACCAATGACAGTTTCACCATCATACTCCATAATAAGATCAATAAAGCCACGAATAGGCGGGTACTCATTAATAATTTCTTCTTCTTCTGCAACCCATTGAGGCATTGTCTTTATTAGATTCTGAAGCCTTTCGTGGGCCTGAGTTCCTTGTGCCATATTGGCAACCGCAACTGCATCGTTATTATCAATGAATACTGCACCTGAGAATGCCATGTACCAGTACCTTGGGCAGGTTCCATGCCCATATCCAAGAGAGCTTGGGCTAAATGATTTCTTTGTCATTTCTCCGTCAGCCCTCTTGGTATTTTTGTAGGACTCATCAAGCAGTTCAGCAAATGCTTCTGGATCAAAGAACTTTCCAGTATGCTTTTTAAACTTTAAGTTCTTTACTATATTTCTTCCCATTACAGATTATACCTAACGACATACTTGAGTGCATCTACAAGTTTGTCTATGGACTCCTTTGCTGAGTAATATATATTTTTCTTATTATTGTTCATGGTTCCAGCCTTATCCTTTGCTATTGTTGAATAGTAAGATGCCATCATTGCAAACTTAGTTGACATGGCCTGAAGTTCAATAATAAGTTGAGGAGCTTTTGCAGCAGGAACATCTGGATTTAACAACAGTTTAACTATGACAGCTAAAGCTCTGTCCAGTTGAGCATCATTCATATACTCATGAAGATCGTTAAATTCAGTTATAGAGTTAATTAACTCTAATGTATTTTTATCCTCTGTCATTTTTAATCTTTTTATCCCACTTATCCATCAGCAACCCAACGCCGTACCCAGCAACAAAGCCAAATAGGCATCCATAAATAAAGTATACCACTAGAATGGAACCTCAGCGTATGTCTTGTATGAAGGGAAATCGTTATCGCCTGAAGGCTTATCCTTAGACAATGAGTATGCTGTTACAGAAATTGAATCTGCATTTATTTCATAAGAGCTTCTCTTAATTCCATCTTTATCTGTCCAATTTTCTTCATAGATCTTTCCAACAATAATAACTTCCATACCCTTTTTAATTACAGACTTTGATTGTCCTGCAAGTGTACGCCAAGCTTTTACTGTCCACCAAGAAGTGTTTTTGTCTTCCCACTCTCCAGTAGTTTCATTCTTAACACGATCATTAGTTGCAACTCTAAACCTAAGACCATTTGATCCAACAGGTTCTGGTTCACTACCAACTCGCCCAACGATTGTAATAATCGGATTAGCCATTTTTATTTTCCTCCCAAAATGTGATCAGCTCTTCTAGTACTGACCACTCTATGATTCCAAGACGGACCTTGGAATCCCCACCAATAATAATTTTAAGGGCTGGATGCATGTCCCTGCTAACCTTAAAAGTATCTGTACAGATTTTAGCCCATACATCTTTATTTAAATTAAATGAAGCTTTAGATTCTTTGTAGTCTACTACAAAGTTTTTCCATTTAGCATCACCCTTTTGATATTCTCCACGGCCACTATTCTTTTGTGCTTTAGCGCCGTCTCTCTTTACTTCTGCTCTTTCTGACATCAGTTAAGCTTATGCTTTGTCTCATGACCAGATGGGCATTTCCAGTACATTTCTAAAGTAACCTGATTAAAACTATAGTATGGAGCAGAAAGATCACACTTACTGCATGGCCTCTGCTGTTCTATTTTTTCAACTCTGTTATCTATAGACTCTTCAACTTTTGAAGTAAAAAACTCATTAATGTTTGGCATTTATTTCTCCTATTAAGCTGTCTACAACATCTGGATTTTCCTTTAAATATGCTACAGCCTTTGCACGTCCTTGAAAACGTTCTCCATTTACTGTATACCATGCGCCACCCTTTTCTACAATGCCACACATTTCTGCAACGTCTAATGTTTCTCCAACATAATCTATACCAAGAGCTTGCCCTTGGTAGTAAAAGTCATACTGTCCTGATAAATTTGGGGGGCCGACCTTGTTGTAATCAACAATCCAATTAACTGGTCGCCCAACTCTTTGTTCAATAATCTTGTCACCAACTTTAATACCTGCTTTAATAGCATTAGCCTCAGCTTCAGAAGACCATAGCTTAATGACGGTTGAAGAGAAGAACTTAACTGCCATGCCACCTGTGGGGATGTGACTAGCATGCATAGATCCAAATTGATTTCGTTGCTGCGAGATGAGAACAAGTAATGTGTTTTTGTTTGCATAGTTTAACATCTTGACTGCGTGGGTCATATCCTTTGCTTCTGCGCCGATTTGCTTAGTGTCTTGCAAATCCTTCATTTCATTTCCGTCTTTTTCAAAATAGATTGCTGGTAGCAACGCTGAAATAGAATCAACTACTATCAGATCAACACCAGCTTCCATAAGCTTTGTTGCAACATCAACCATATCATTAACAGTTTTAGCTGGAGAGTATATTAATTCTTTTGAGTTTACGCCAAGCTTTTCTGCCCACTCAGGATCGTAAGAATGCTCCGCATCAATCCACGCACAGGTCTTGCCTTCTTTTTGAGCTAAAGCAATCATCTGCAAACAGAAAGAAGACTTTCCTGCAGACTTATTTCCCCAAACAAGTATTTGCCTTCCATAAGCAAAACCTCCGTTTAATGCGAAGTTCAGTCCTATGCTAGGTGTAGGCTGCTTTTCAATCTGAATATCCACGGCAGACTGAACCCTAGCTCTAGTCTTAGGGTCTAGCTTTGCTAATATATCGTCTAGTTGCATTTCCATAACTGTTAGTTGTTTGGCAATTCTTCTTCAAATTCAGATGGTTTATCTTCTAGTCTAAATTCAAATGACATAGTTTCGTCATTATATGTTACAGAAAGCTGCACATCTTGATTGTTGGAGTTTATAAAATCTTCAGTAGGTATACTAATAGATTCAATTTTATTTAAAATAGCAACCAAAACTCTTGTAGCGTTCATTGTTTTAAAAACATCTTCTGTATTACTTGTCATCTTACATCCTTAACCATAAGTGTTCCATCTTCTAAGGTTTTTAGAGTTGGCTCGCAAATCATTCCTTCTCGCATTTTAGCCAATGAAATTGGATACATGCTAGAAAAAACAATAGCTCTATTTAAATTCTTATCTTTATCTGACATAACAAGGTGCGCCATAGTTTTGCCAGCTTTTGTTTTATATGGTGTATAGCTTATCACGAACCTTTGATTTTCGTCAATAGGGTATGACTTTGCATATAAATATTTAACAAATGCATCGTCGGAATCCTTATTGATAGAATCAACATCTATGTACCTTGATATTCTATTATCGCCTACAAGAACAAAATACATTTTATTTGTTTCTATTTTTGTCTGCTCTATATCGAATAATCCTACAGATCCACTTTCATCGACAAGCTCAATTCTTGACCAGCCATTACCACGCTTGATGCTTTTGGCCATACCAAACATTACGAATGATCCCAGCTCTTCAAATTCATCAATAGGTCTTGCTTGTGCTTTAACCCTTGGCTCTAAGTTAGAAAGGTTAAAAGAAGGTATCCCTAAAAATTCGTAATAAGACTCTGCTTCTTTGCCGCTTCTAGGATTATCATCAAAAGCAGCGCCCCCAATAGCATTAAGAGAGTTAACGGCCCTAGAGTTAATACCGCTACCCTTCTTAGATGCCTTGTCGACAAAATCTTTGTAGTTTTCATACGGTCTCTTTTCAATAATTTTATTTGCAATACTGTCTGAAATAAATTTAACTTCAGCTAAACCAAATCTAATTGAATCTTTTTGTAATGAAAAGTTTACATCTGATTCATTTACATGTGGAAGCTTAACTTTAATTCCAAGCCTCTTGGCTTCAATTAGATACCCTGTTCTGGCATCTTTGTCTCCTTCATTTTTAAGGATCGAGAATAAAAATTCCAAAGGATAATAGCACTTAAGCCAAGCGGTATAATAAGAAAGCATAGAATAAGCAACAGCGTGACTACGATTGAATGAGTATCCAGCGTGAGCTTCGAATGTTTTCCAGAGGTTCTCTGCTTCATCGGCGCTGATATGCTTTTTAGCGCCTTGAATAAACTTATCTTTAAACGGACCGAGTTCCTTTGCATCCTGCTTTTTACCAATAACCTTTCTAACCTTGTCAGCCTCTGACCAAGTCATTCCACCTAGGTGTACGCATGCTTGCATAACCTGTTCCTGATAAATAATAACTCCGTATGTATTTTCTGTAAAAGGTTTCATGATGGGATGAATATAGTTAACTGCCTCATCCCCGTGCTTTCTTTTAATATATGAAGCACCTACGGTATTCATTGCTCCTGGTCTAACAAGAGCATTTGATGCAGCTAAGTCTTCAAACTTATCTACCTGCATCTTTATAAGTAGATTTGTGTAAGGCGTTGCTTCTGCTTGGAAAACACCTTTAGTATATCCGTCGTTAAACATCTTGTAAACTTTTTGGTCGTCAAGGGGGATGTTGTAAAGATTAATTTCTTTACCGTGTCTATCCTTAACTGATTTTAATGTATCTGAGATTACAGATAAAGTCTTAAGACCTAGGGCATCTAGCTTGATAAGACCTATATCTGCAACCGTATCCATGTCGTATGCCACGACTGGAATTCTTCCAGACACGTCATCATTTGCATCTGCTCTGGACTCTATTGGTGCATACTTTCTCAAGTCATCTTTTGCCACAACTACACCAGCAGCATGCACTCCAACGCTTCGAATCTTTCCACGAAGACGTTCTGCAAGCCAAGTTACCTCTGGGTACTTTGCTCTAAACTCTTTTGTATTTGGCGAATCCATAAAATCTTCAAACGTATCAATAGACTTCATTGCACGATTAACATCAGAAAGAGGAACCATAAATACTCTTGCCGCATCTCTAATTACACCCTTATCTTTAAAGTAAGTAAATGTAGAAATAGATGCTACGTGCTTAAACTTCTTCTTTAAATAATCTTTTACCTCTTTACGACGGCGATCCTCAAAGTCTGTATCAATATCTGGGAAGTCATTACGTTCTGGATTAATAAATCTAAAGAAAAGTAAATCATACTTAATTGGATCTACATCTGTAATTCCAAGGGCGTAGCAAACTAGTGAGCCTGCTGCAGAACCACGACCAGGGCCAACCATAATATTATTTGACTTAGCCCATGTAATCATATCTGCAACAACTAAGAAATATGAAGCAAATGCTTTATCTTTAATTATAGATAACTCTTCTGCAATTCTATCCAAGTAGACCTGATCTTTGTCCAGAGATAGCCTTCTAAGGCCTTCTAAGGCCATATCAGCTAGTTTCTTGTCAGCATTGGTCTTTGGGATGGGTAGCAGATCCAATCCCTCATAGAAGTCATACTCTTCAATCTTGTCTGCAATCTCCATTGTATTATCATATATATCTGTACGAGTAATGCCTGCTTTATTAAAGTCCGCCTCAATTTCAGACCTGCTTTGAATAAATAGATTATAGTCTTGAAATGATATTCTACGGTCTGGGTATAAGTAATTAAATCTATCCATCATGTCTGGCATTTGTCTAGACATTTCAAAGTCTGCATCTTTATCTGACTTAGGAGATGTTGATAGAATAAGCATTGCTTCTTCTAATACTCTATCTTCTTCTTTAGCAAAATGAGCATCTCCAGTTGCCACCGCCTTAATTTTAAGCTCATCAGCAAGTTTAAGAAGAGCAGAGTTTATTTCTGGCGGATTATGAGACTGTACTTCAACATAAAAATCTTCTTGAAAAGTTTTCTTAAAATCTTTGAGTATAAGCTTTGCTTCTCCCAATTCGCCTTTTTCGATGCACTTACTAATAAGCCCATTAAGACATCCACTAAGGACAATAACACCTTCTGCATATTCCTTTAGCACCTCTCTATCAATTCTTGGCTTATGATAAAACCCTTCATTCCAAGCAAGCTCTTGAAGAGTATTTATATTCTCTAAACCTTTTTTATTTTTAGCAAGCAAAATAATATGATTGTACGCCTGAATTGATTTATCTGTTTTTGAAGATCTATCAAATCTATCTGTTGGAGAAATGTATGCTTCCACTCCAAGAATTGGCTTGATTCCTTGCTCTTTACATGCAATTTGCATTTCACGGTGTGAAGATAATGTTCCGTGGTCAGTAATAGCCAAAGAAGTCTGACCAGCTTCTTTCGCAGCCTTTACAAGTTCGGCAGGAGAATTAAGCCCATCCATTAATGAATAGAAAGAATGCACATGCAAATGTGTGAAGTTCAACTTAATTCTCCGCCTATACTC